CACCCCCACATTGGGGGCGTCGGCTCGTGAAAACGAGTGTCAATAACTGACCCCACTGACGGCATTGAAAATGCGGTCAATGTTGTCTTTGGAGTACCTGCTATGACTGTCAAATACGAAGACTATTCGCAAGACCCGGTCGAAATGACCAGGACCTATACGAAGCCTTCATGCTGGGGATCACTTCCCAGTTCCGACCCTCTTATCTCTGCTCAAGTACGTGGTGTCTATCGGGGTGTGAACCTCGAGAACTATCACAAACGAAAGCAGGCTAAGGAGTTACTTCCCATGACGGGTTATTCCCGTTGGGACGAAACTATGGCCGGCAATTTGACAGTATCTGCCTATTATCATAATGGCAGTTCGTGTTATGGCAACGTTAGTTGTCAGAACATAGCATGGAACATAAGGGATCGGGACCCGGGCACGATGGCTTTATTTTACAAGCTACACGTGAACGAGAACGCCCTACTCCAAGGTGCGATTGCGTCATCACTTCCTAGACTGGACGTGCTGACGACTTTGGCGGAGACCAACAAGACGTTGGATCTCTTACTGAATGCCAGAAAGCGGGCGGTTGGCTTAATAACCCAATTGCAAAAGAGGGGCTGGAAAGCTCTTCCTAGAACCGCGTCTGACCTTTGGTTGGAATGGAGATACGGTTGGCGATTGTTAGGCTTCGAAATTGAAGCTGTCACAAAAGCTATCAACCACCCTATTAAGCACCTCTTTGTTGAGGGGCGTAGTGGGGAGTCACATGTTGTCGATTACACAGAAGAGGGGGAAGTTTTCCCTCTGCTGCATTGGGCCACGCGTGTTTCTGCGCATACCTCAGTGCGACATCATCATGACATATCTATTCGTGGTAATGTTAATGGCAAAGTGAAATTGCAGAGCAGCAATGTTCTCGTTTCGCCTGTCATTACGGGTTGGGAATTAATCCCCTACTCGTTTGTCCTGGATTGGTTCGTCAACGTTGGAGATGTCCTTAAAAGTTATAAGGCTCTGATGTTGGCGGATTACACCTTTGCAATTGGTGTTAAAAGATCCTGGGCTCTAACAGGCACGATCGACAGCGTCATAAGTCATGACGCTGCCTACACTTCACCATCGGCTGGAGGATTCGCCACCCACACGGGTGAAACACGAATTCGAATGCCGCGCACTCAACCTTCACTACTCCCGCAACTTCCGGTAGACTTAACAACACCGCGAACCACAGACGTGGCAGCGCTGTTGTATTCTACCTCAACGTCACTTAGGAGGTGATACATATGGCTTCGTTTACAACGACCATTACTGAGTTCTCCGACAAGGAGAACAACCGTACCTACATGGTTACGGGTCACACAGTGGCCAAACCTCGACTAGTAATTCAGAAGAGGAAGGTCCCGGCTACCGTCGCCGCGAACTCAGAGAGTTCGCTGTTGGTAGTTTATGGTACCGAAGACTCAGCAGCTGAACCGCTGAGCTCCAAGGTTGTTTTCAACGCTAACGTTCGCTCTCCAGCGAACGGCGATGAGGCGGACGTAACGGCAGCACTCGCGGTCTTCCGCGATTTTGTTGCCTCTGATGAGTTTACCACTCTGGTAACTCAGCAGGCTTATGTCCAGTAGGAAAAGGCTGCGAGGTTTTGCAGTACTTGGAGTCTTGCTGTGCATAGTTATGCTCAGTTTGACTAGTTATCTTTCTGTTGAACTACCATGTGACATTATACATGAAAAGCGTCTTGATGACGCCATATATATGACACAATGTGTAGTTTGATGGTTGGGTAGTCCTAACTAACACCAACACTCGATTAAAGGAGTAACGCACAATGCGTAAACCTAGTAACAACAGTCGGAAAGACTGTACACGGAAGAATTCGGATGGTAAAACATTTGATCCATTCTCCGTCGCTACTACTCTTGTTGAAGACTTGCTACCTGATCATCCTGACCTGCGAAAGCGGGTCTTAGGGATGGTGAGAGCTAGAGACATCCAGTCTTTAGCGACTCTTGGTCAAATTGAGGACATAGAGTATCAGTCCTTTGATTTGTGGCCGCGTCTGGCTTTACGCCAGATCGCCTCGTTGTTCAAGAAAAATGAGGCGTTTGCGGACGGCGATCGTTGTTCCCGAAAAGCTGAGGAAAACTTTGCTTTAGGAGAACGACGTTGTCGGATTGCCAATAAACGTTTAGACCACTACGCAGCCAACCGGGAAAGACTCCCGGAGAATCTGAATACGTGGTTGAGGCGAATGGAGGTCGGTATTTCTGACCTTTTAGGCACTCCATCGAGATTCATTGATGACATCCCGTCATTAGTGAGATTGACCAATGGTGCAACCGAAGATCGGTCGCGAAAGCGTTCGTACCCGTTTTTGAAAATTACGGGAAAGCTACGAGCGCCAGTTGCGGCTCAACCTTGGGTGAGAGGTCTGTGTCAATTTTTCGGCATAGATTTCGACTCCTGTCGGTTCACTAACGTTGATTGGAACTCAATTACGTTAGTATTGAAGAACTGGAAGACCCATCGCACAATCGCGAAGGAACCCACCCATTCACTGCCATTCCAACTCGCGTTGGATCAGTTCTTGAAAAAGAACCTAAGGAAGTGGGGGGTGAACTTGTCACACCAGGGCACCAACCAGAAACTCGCACGTGAAGGGTCCTTGACGGGACTCCTAGCAACCGTGGATATGGAGATGGCGTCTGATACGCTCTGCTACAACGCAGTGGCGTGGATGCTTCCATCAGTTTGGCTACGGATATTTGATTCATTCCGCAGTCGGTGTTACAAAGC